TGGCCACGTGCTGCCTTCCCTCAATGAGCGAATCGACCAGGTGGACCGCGTGGCGGGCAAGGTTACCCAAGGGCTGGATTCCCGGGTGATCGCTCTTGAGCAGCGCCTGCCGGCCCCCAAGCCGGTTGTTGCCGTGCCGAAGCGCAAGAGCGCCCGCGCCCCCGCCCGGCGGCGCTGATGGCACTGGGCCGCAACGGGAAGGCCCTGCTGGCGTTGGGGCGGCTCAAGCCCGGCCAGCTCAACAAGACCGAGCAGGCGTATGCCGATCGGCTGCGCGAACTTCAGGCGGTCGGGAAGATCGTGTGGCACCGGTTCGAGGGCCTGAAGCTGCGGCTGGCAGACAACACGTTCTATACGCCTGACTTCGCCGTCATGGCTGCCGATGGCGTCATGGAGTGCCATGAGGTCAAAGGCCACTGGCAGGACGATGCACGGGCCAAGATCAAGGTCGCGGCCGCCATGTACCCGTTCCGCTTCATCGCGGTGAAGGTCAGGGCCAAGCGAGATGGTGGTGGCTGGGCAGTTGAGGAGTTCTGATGGACGAACGCATTGATCGCCTGCTAGCCCTGGCTGAAACCCAGCACGCCACCATCGTGGAACTGGGGCGCCAGGTGACACGGCAGGCGGAACAGATCGGCTTGCTGGTTGAGTCCGTCGCACTGCTGCTGGGCGAGGAGCTTGGCGCGCCGATCCCAGTGGATGGCCAAGAGGGCGACGCACCACGCACGGATATGGATGGGAACCCGTACTGATGAGCGCGGCCCAACCGAAGTTCAAGCCACGCACACGTCAAGCGGGCGGCAGCGCCTTCGCTCACCTGTACGGCACAGCCCGATGGCAGCGCACGCGCAAGGCGCAACTGGACCGTGAGCCGCTGTGCAGCAAGTGCAGCGCTAGAGGGCACGCGACTGTGGCCACGGTGTGCAACCACACCAACGGTCACCCTGCCGGCGAGACGGAGGAGATGTTCTGGAACGGACCCTTCGACAGCCAGTGCGCCAACTGCCACAACACCGATCAGGCGCGCTTGGAGCGGGGTGGGGTGCACATACGCGGGTGTGACAACGATGGATGGCCCATCGGGTCGTGAGGTATGGGCGGAAACACCGACCGATGCACTTATCCACAGGAAACTGAACGAAAGTCGCCCATTCAGGTAGGGGGGGTGAATTTATGGGGATTGCGGCCTCCTAGACCGTGCGTCCTCTGTTCTTTCCGTATCCACAATTCGCGGGACGACCCTGAGAGGGGTGCCCGACCTGCCGAAAAAGCGCAGATTTTCAGAGGTTTTTTCATGGCCAGGCCCCGATTGCCCGTCGCAAAAGCCGCGACCGGCGGTGCGGCCGTCAAGAATCCGGGGCGCCATGCCGGCAGGAAGAAGCCGAAGGGCACGCGGGTGCTGGGTGAGCCGTACAAAACAATGACTGCGGCGCAGAAGCGGGCCTGGGCGGAGTTTGACCGGGAGATGCCATGGCTCAACGCCTCGCACCGCGTCCTGCTCAGGCTGGCGTGCTTCTGGACGGCCAAGATGGATGACCCCGAGGCTGACTTCGGTGTGTCTGCAACCCAAGCGCTCAGCTCGATCCTCTCGAAGCTGGGCGCCACACCGGTGGATGAGTCAAAGGTTTCGCATGGCACAGACGAAGACGACCCCGACGACGAGTTCTTCGGGGGCGCCGGCGCCGGTCGATCGCACTAAGGCCTACGCCTTGGATGTGCTCGCCGGTCGCATTGTGGCCGGCCCGCACGTCCGTAACGCCTGCAGGCGCCACCTTCAGGACCTGATGCAGGGACCCGAGAGGGGGCTGCGCTTCGATTTGGAGGCGGCAGAGTTCGCATTCGGCTTCTTCGAACGGATCCTGCGGCTTTCCGAGGGCCAATTCGAGGGCCGCAAGTTCGAGCTGCATCCCTCTCAGGCTTTCATCGTCGGATCGCTGTTCGGTTGGAAGGGACCTGACGGGTTCCGTCGCTTCCGCCGGGCATACATCGAGCAAGGGAAGGGCAACGGGAAAAGCCCGCTCGCTGGCGGCCTCGGGCTGTTGGGGATGACGGCCGCCGGCGAGGCTGGCGCGCAGATTTACTCTGCCGCTGCCAAGAAGGACCAGGCTGGGATCCTCTTCGCCGACGCCGTGAAGATGGTCAAGCAATCACCGGCTCTGGCCAAGCGCGTCGAGTTCGCCGGCGGCGAGGGGCGTGAGTACAACATGGCCCACCAGGCCAGCCAGAGCTTCTTCCGGCCTGTATCGCGCGACACAGGCAAGACCGGTTCGGGGCCGCGGCCGTTCTTCGTCTTGGTGGACGAGGTCCACGAGCTGCCCGACCGCAAGATCATCGAAATGCTTGAGCGCGGCTTCAAGTTCCGCCGCGAGCCGCTGCTTTTCATGATCACCAACTCCGGTAGCGACCGCACTTCGGTGTGCTGGGAAGAGCACGAACACGCGGTCAAGGTCGCGGCGGGCCACACCGCCGCGGTGAATGACCCGAATTTCGTGGGCGACCCGATTGACGACCGGACCTTCAGCTACGTGTGCGCGCTGGACGACGGCGATGACCCGCTGGAAGACCCGACGTGCTGGGCAAAGGCCAACCCTCTGCTCGGCGTCACCATCACAGAGCAGTACCTGTCGGACCTGGTCAAACAGGCGAAGGCGATTCCGGGTTCCTTGAACGGGATTCTTCGCCTTCATTTCTGCATCTGGACCGACGCGGAGACGGCGTGGATGACCCGATCAACTCTTGAGCCGGCGCTCGCCGACTTCGACCCTGCGCAGCATCACGGAGCAAAGGTCTATCTGGGGCTCGACCTCTCGCAAAGCCGCGATATCACGGCCCTTGGGGCGGTGGTGGAAACCGGCAGTGTCGAGGTGTCGGTGGTGGTGGATGGACAGACGCAGATGATCAGCAAGCCCACCTACGACGGGTGGGTGGAAGCGTGGACCCCGGGCGACACCGTCGCGGCGCGCGAGCTGCGCGACAAGCTGCCGTACCGGACATGGATCAATGGCGGGCATCTCCACGCACCGCAGGGTCAGACGATCAGCTTCCGCCATGTCGCTCAGACCTTGGCCGAGTACGACCGGGATTACCTGGTCGAGCTGATTGCCTACGACCGATATGCGTTCCGCAAGTTCGAAGACGAGGTGCTCGAACTTGGGTTGTCGCTGCCATTTGCCGAGCACCCTCAGGGCGGCACGAAGAAGGGCAGGCCGTTGGAAGTGGCCGTGAAGGCAGCGGAGGACCAAGGGCTACCACCGCCTGAGGGTATGTGGATGCCGGGCTCGCTGCGGCTCTTCGAGGAAGCGCTGCTTGAGGGTCGGCTTCGGCTCAAGGGAAACCCCGTGCTGGTGTCCGCAATCATGTCGGCCGTCATCGAGTCGGACAAATGGGAGAACCGCTGGCTATCCAAGGCGCGCTCGGTGAACAAGATCGACGCCGCGGTGGCCCTTTGCATGGCCTTCGGTGCTGCGCATGCCATGCCGGCCGAAGCCGGCGGCATTGATGACTACCTCGAAAACGGCTTCTTTGGACTGATCGGATGACAAATTTTCGCTGGTACAACCCGATGAGCTGGCGGTTCTTCGGCTACAACGACCCCGCGACGGGTGACTACGTGGAGATCGATCTTTCGGTAGGCGGAAAAGGCACCAAGGCCGGTGTCCGCGTGACCTCCAAGTCAGCGCTGACCGTGAGCATCGTGTGGGCGTGCTTGAAAGTGCTCAGCGAGTCTGCCTCCGGCTTGCCTTGGAAGCTTTACGAGGATGTGGGCGGCGTCCGTTCCCTGGTAAAGGGCAGTAGCCCGCAACGGCGTCGGCTATTGCGGCTGTTGGCCAAGCCCAACCCCTACGTCAAATGGCTGGACTTGATCAAAGCCATCGTCGTGAACATGGGGCTGCGCGGCAACGCCTTCGCCATCATCCAGCGCAGCGACGACGGCGAGTGGATCGGGTTGATTCCTGTCTCGGCCGACAACATCCGCATCGATACCGATGACGGTTTGCTCTACTGGGCGAACATCGGCGGACACGAAGCGCCGGTGTCCCCGGTCAACATGCTGCACTTCAAGCTGTTCAGCACCGACGGCATCGTGGGGCTGTCGCCGATCGAGTACCAGGCCGAATCGATCGGCCTCGCGCGCGCGGCGCAGGATTGGTCTGCACGCTTCATGCGGAAAGGTGGCTTCACCGGTGGCTACATCATCTATCCGGGCTTCCTGACCAAGGAGCAACAGGCTCAGATCAAGGCCAAGCTGCCAGATATTCGCCAGGGCGACGTAGACGACCTGGGAAAGATGGCGATCCTGCAGGGCGGGCCGACGATCACGCCGGCCGGCATGACGCAGAAAGACAGCCAGTTCATCGAGTCGCAGCAGTTCCAGGAAGAGGCGCTGGCCGGAATCTGGGGCGTCCCGCTGTACCTCACCAATAGGGCGCGCTCCACGTCCGTGCTTGGGTCGAACCTTGAGCAGCAGACGAGTGGGTTTGTGACCTTCGGCCTGAAGCCATACCTGGACGCCATCGAGAGCGAGCTCAACGACAAGCTCTTTGGCGAAAGCAGCATGTTCGTCGAGGCAGTGGTGGAAGGGCTGCTGCGGGCCGACAGCACCGCGCGAGGCAACTACTTCAAGACCGCACTGGGCGGCTCCGGCGGCTCCGGCTGGATGACCATCAACGAGGTTCGGGTGAAGGAAAACCTGCCTGTGTTGGACGGTGCCCAATACAACCAGGTCACCCGATGGACGAGCAACAAGCCCGACTCGATCGGGGACGACAACAGCACGGGAGATCCGGCAAATGCTTAACACCTTCGCCTGCCCCTTCGAGGTCAAGTCCGCTGACGATTCGGGCAACTTCGAGGGATACGCCTCGGTATTCGACAACATCGACCTGGGCGGCGACGTAATCGTCTCCGGGGCCTTCACCACAGTGAAGACCACACGCACCGGTCGGTTGCGACTGGCGCTCTACCACAACCTGACGCGGCTGATCGGCGACGCCGCGTTCAAACAGGACGGTAACGGGCTGCTGCTCAAAGGCAAGGTCAATCTCAACGTCAGCTACGCCAAGGACGCCTACGAGCTGATGAAGGCCGGCACGCTCGATGAGATGTCGGTTGGCTACAACCCCATCGAGGACGCGATGGAGACCCGCGACGGGCGCCGCGTCCGCGTCATCAAGCGCGCCGAACTGTGGGAGGCGTCGATCGTCCCCTTCGGCATGAATCCGGAGGCGCAGGTTCTCAGTGTGAAGTCGGACCTGCGCGCTTTCGAATGTGCCCTGCGCGAGCGCATGGGCTTGTCTCAAAGGGAGGCGGCTGCCGTCGCCTCGCTCGGCTTTCCTGCAATCCACCGAGACGGTGGCATGGCGGACACGGAGACCGTGAAAGAGCTGAAGCACCTCGGCACATCTATCCAATCCATTTTTGAGGGAATGCACGCATGAGCGACAACATCACCGATATCCGCGAAGGCCTGGAAAAGCAGCTGAAGGAAGGCTTCGCCGGCCTGCAGAAGAAGTACGACAGCGCCTCCACCGAGATCGAGAAGGGCAACAAGGTCACCAACGAACTCAAGAGCCAGATTCAGACCGCCACCGACGAGATCCAGAAGGTGGTGGACAAGGTGCTCAAGCTGGAAGAGAAGGGCGTTGCGCTGGGCAACCAGCCGGGTCAGAAGAAGGGTTTTATCGACTTCATCAAGGACAACGGCGAGTACAAGTCGCTGCTGAGCCGCGAGAAGGGCTCGGCCGAGATCGAAGTCAAGAAGGAAGAGCTGGCCGCGATGGAAACCAAGGCCGTCACCAGCGCCGGCATCGTCGTGCCCAACTTCGACCCGACCATTCAGCCGGGCATGCGCCAAGAACTGCGTATCCGCGACCTGATCCCGTCGATCTCTGTCGCCGGCCAGAGCTACACCTACTTCCGCGAGCTGCTGCACACCCGCGGTGCGGGGCCGGTGGCCGAGGGCGGTGCCAAGCCGCAGAGCAACGTCACGTTCGAGCAGAAGACCGACTTGGTCAAGAAGCTGGCCGTCTGGATTCCGGTGACCGACGAAACCCTGGACGACGTGCCGCAGATGTACGGCTACCTGCAGCAGCTGCTGCGCTACGACCTCAAGCTGGAAGAGGAAGCTCAGATCCTGAAGGGTGACGGCCTGGGCAACAACCTCCCGGGCCTGATGACCGACGCCTTCGTGTTCGATGATGACCTGTCCAAGGCCAGCGACACCTCTATCGACACCGTGCGGCGCGCCATCTACCAGGTTCGCAAGCAGTCCAAGCTGTCGGCCGACGCGACGGTGATGACCGAGCTGGACTGGATGAACATCGAGCTGGAGAAGGACAGCCAGAACCGCTATCTGTTTGCCAACCTGCAGGGCTTCGTTACCCCGATCCTGTGGGGCCGGCCGGTGGTTGCCTCGGACAGCATGGACGAAGGTGACGGCACCACCACCGGAGGCGAGTTCCTGGTGGCCAACTTCCAGCGCGGCGCGACGATCTATGACCGCATGAACTTCCTGTTCAAGGTCGGCATGATCAATGACGACTTCGTGAAGAACCAGCGCGTGTTGCTGGTCGAAGAGCGCCTGGGCCTGGCCAAGCGTCGCCGCGAGGCGTTCGTCAAGGGCCGCTTCAAGCCTGCCGCCTGATCCAACTGCCATCCCGTGGTGACGGCCGCTGATGCGGCTGCACCACCTTCCGGAGATCCATACAGATGAAGATCAAAGTCCTTTGGGGCTTCTGCGGCGACGTGGAGAAGCTGGGCCCCGACACGAACGGCGACTCGCGCTCGCCCACGCGCGCCGGCCAGGTATTCGAGAAGGTCGAAGACGAATACGCATACACCCTGATCGGGAAAGGCCTAGTGCAGCAGTTCGATGGTTCGGCACCCGCCTCCACGAAACCCGCCGCTGCACCTTCCCCGAGCCAGCCCGGCCCCGTCGTGACGCTGCAGCCAGCGCCGGCCGATATCAAGGTGGTTGGGCCGTCGACTGGCGGTGCCGAGGAAGGTGGAGCCGAGGCTGCTCCTGTCTCTGGCGAGGCAGCGGCGCCCGCCGCAGCGGCCGAGCTGGGTTCTGACGCTGAGAAGACCGCGCTGGTTGCCGAGCTGGAAGCCGCAGGTGTCGTCTTCGACCGTCGCTGGGGTGTCGCCAAGCTGGCAGAGGCCCTGAAGAGCGCTCAGGGCGCGAAGGTGGATTAATGGACGTCGCCCTCGATCTTGCCCTGGTGCGGGAGCAGTGCCGCATCGTCGATGAGGTCAGCGACCTTCTGTTGCAGTCCTATGTCGACGCAGCAGTGATACACGTGCAGATGCATTGCGACCGCACATTGGTCGAGGGCAATCCGACGTCGGACGACCAGATGGCCTTTACCGCCGACGTTCGCCAGGCGGTCCTCTTAATGGTTGGCCATTGGGCCGAGAACCGCGGCGCCGCCGGCGAGCTGAGCACCGAAATCGCCTTGGGTGTGTCGCGGCTGCTCTGGTACAGGAAGAGATTCTGATGGCCACCCATGCAGGCGAGCGACGCCACAAAATCCGGTTCGAGCGGCCGGTGATCGAACGGGATCCCCTCGGCGGCGATTCTGCTGTCCGTTGGGAACTGGTCGTTGAGGTGTGGGCCAAGAAGACTAACCAGCTGAGCGCTACGGCCGAAGCGGTGGCTGCTGGCGCGGACAGATACCGGGAGCAGGTTCGCTTCGACCTGTTGGCGCGAAAGGTGGATCCAAAGTGGCGAATCGTGGAAGGGGGCCCCATCTACGGCATCAAGAGCGCCGGCACCAGCAATGACAGAGGTGAAACTGCCGTCCTGGCCGTATCGGGTTTGAACGATGGCTGAGACCCTGCAAATTCGTGGCCTGGATGGGCTGCTCGCCTCGCTACGGGAGCTACCCAAGCAGATGCAAGGGAAGGCCGTGCAAGCCGGCATGCGGAAGGGCGGCAACATCATCCGGGATGACGCGCGCGCGCGGGTCGCGAGAGATACGGGCTTCCTGGCCAAGCAAATCGTGGTCCGACGCGCCAGCGCCAAGGATCGCCGGAAAGCCGGCGTCGGCCATGGTGGCGAGTATTTCACCGTGGGGGTACGCACCGGCAAACGGGTGAAATATGCCAACACCAAGCGAAACAGACGGGCCGGGCGGGCTGGCAAAGCCTACGAACAAAGCGGCTGGGCCCACTACTGGCGCTTCCTTGAGTTCGGCACGAAGAAGATGGCGGCAAAGCCGTTCCTGACGCCGGCAGGCGAAGCAAAGGGCGGCCAGGCCGCGCAAGTCATCATCGACGAAACCACGGCGGCGATCGACAAATTGATGAAGGCAAGGGGCTGGAGATGATGGTTCCACTGGTTCAGTCGATCCTGCAGGGCAGCGCCGCGGTGCGCGCGCAACTTGGTGATCCCATCCGTCTGTGGCCGAGCGTGGCGCCGGCCGGCTCAGGCCTGCCGTACGCAACGTGGACCGTGGTCGGGGGCTCGCCGGTCGCGCTCCTTTCAGAGCCGCCGCCTGGAGACGGCTGGCGGGTCCGGATAACGGTGTGGGGCAAAGGGGCTTCCCAGGCCAATGCCGCCGCCGTGGCAATCCGCGACGAGCTTGAACGTAGGGGCAGCATCGAGTCCTACAACCCAACGCCGGATGACGACGACACCGGCTCCTTCGGCATTTCCTTCGACGTGCGGCTGCTGGCGATCCGGTAGCCGACCACCACCGCAACCCCAACCGCCGGCAACAGCCGGCTTTTTTGTGCCCGGCGACCGGGCTTCACTCCAAGAGGTACAGCGCAATGGGCCAGGTGCTCAAGTCCAAACACACCCAACTTTTCATCGCCATCGGCGACGCCGAGGTCATCAAGGTGACCCGCGTTCGCTCCGTCGGCTTCCCGGATGGCCAGGCCTCGGAGATCGATATCTCCGACTTCGACGACGACTGGGACCAGTTCGTGGCCGGCCGCAAGGCCACCGGCAGCACCACCATCGAGGTGATCTACGACTCGATCGACTCCGAGGCCTTGGAGCGCCTCCACGAAACTGGCGAGGTCGTGAACTTCCTGGTGACTGCACCGTTGTCCGAAGTGGCCGGCGTGCCGAAGCCCATCGCCGTTGATGGCGTCATCACCCCGCCCACCACCGTGCTGTGCAAGCAGTTCAACGGGTTCGTGCAGAACTTCGCGGTCCAGGTCGCCGACAACGACGTCTGGAAGGGAACGATGACCATCCGCGGCTCCGGTGCGGTCACGACCCACCGCCCGGCGCCCTGATCGGCACAACGGCGCTTTCCGGCCCGCTTCGGCGGGCCGTCTACCTTCGGCCAGGCGTGCGGGAAATCCCGCGTGTTAGCCGTGCGCGGCCCGCACGCCCAGCCACCATCTTAGGAAACGGCCAATGAGCAAGACCAACGAAACCCTCCCGCTCGAAACCCTCGCTCCCGCGCAGACCGTGCTGCAGGCTTTCACCAGCCTGGGCATGTTTGCGTCCAAGGACGTGCACGCTGATACCGTCACCCTCCCGAATGGCGAGAAGGCGCAGTTCCACGTGCGGGAACTTCCCGATGTGGAGTTCCGCAAGCTGTACCAGGAGAACGACCGCGCGAAGCTGATCGCCGCCACCATCTGCGACGAAAACGGTAAGCCCGTGCTGACCGTGGCGCAGGCCGCCCAACTCAAGCCGCTGTTCGCGGCCGAACTGCAGCAGGTGGCGCTGAAACACTCCGGGTTTGGTGGCGAGGCCAAGGAAGCCCAGGCCGAGGCGGGAAACGTCTAAGGCAGCGCGGCGAGGTCTGGTTCTGGCACGTCCTGGCCGGTCACCTGCACCGCACGGTGTCCGAGCTGCGGGCGACCATGTCGCGCCGTGAGTATCTGGAATGGTGGGAGTTCCACAAACGGAACCCCATCGATCCGGTAAGTCTGCACGTCAAGCCGGCCGCCTTCGTTGCCTTCACCACCGCCGCGCACAGCCAAGCCGGCACCAAGCGCGGCATGCAGCAATTCATGGATGTGTTGGTGCCCCGGTCGGATGAGGACGAGGCCCAAGACTGGTTCGACAATTTGGGATGACCCATGGCTGACACTTTCGGGCGCTTTGCGGCGCAACCCATCGGCCCGTTGCTGGCTGCGCGTTTTGGCGGCCTGACGCTGGCCACCACTGCGGCTGCCGACCTTAGCCGCATGGCACGCTCGGACTTCGCGCTCAGCACCGGCACCGCCGGCGTTGAGTTCGCTGTCTGGGGTGACGACGTACTGGCCGCCATGGTCGGCGTCGTCTCGCCGGCCGCGCCGCTGGAGGCACACCCCGGGGCCAGCGCTGCGGGCATCGGCTGGGAGCTGGCCACCGGGCGGGTGCTGCAGGGCAACGGCGCGATCGCTAGCGGGCTGCCGCCGGCGAAGCACGGTGACATGGTGGGACTGCGCCTGACCTTCGGCAGCCCCACCGTGCTGCAGCTGTACCTCAACGGTACGCAGGTGCACCAGCGCGAGATCAACCTGGTTGGTCCACTGCACTTCGCCGCGACGCTCTCCG